GTTTTTGGCTTATCAAGCAATGAAGCGCGAAGCTGCTGGCAAGCCAGTTAAGTCTTTGGATATATGGATGGAAACGGTTGCCGATTTTGAAGTGGGGGCTGATAGCCCAAAAGCCATCCAGTCGGAAGCGTAAGCCGACTCTTGGTTGAGTTAGCAATCGCTACCAAAATCCCGATGCAATACTGGGATGATGGACAAGATGTTTTAACGGCTTTGGAGATATTAGAGGAGCGAAATGGCAGAGGTCGGGCTTAGTCAATATAGCCAACGCGAACTTCGCACACTCGCAAAAGCCTTTACTTTAATGGGAGATGATGCCGTTGAAGAAGCTAAACAAGTTGCCGGAGAAATGGCTGAATATGCTCGCCAAGAAATACGAAGCGCTGGGTATAACCGCCAAAAAGCGGCAGGAGCAGTTAGAGCAGTTGTTGATGGAACAAAAGTCTCCAAAAGTTCAAAGACCGGACGGCTTGACATCGGTTTTGCCTCTCAGCGTCTTTCTGGTGGCGGCAATACACAAAAACTCTGGGCAGGTCTTGAATTTGGATCTAATCGTTTTAAGCAATTCCCAACTTACTCCGGCAGATATGGTCGCGGCTCTCGCGGATGGTTCATCTATCCAACCCTTCGCAAAATTCAGCCTGAATTGACAAACAAATGGGAACAAGCAACCGACAAAATTGTGAAGCGATGGGCTAACTAATGGCTAGAGATTACAGAACGTTAAAGCTTGAGATTCTTGCCGAGACCAAGCAATTCGTCGACGATATGAAGAAATCCGAAACCCAAGTTGAGGGTTTTGGAGAAAAAATGGGGAAGTTTGGCAAGGTAGCCGCAGCCGCTTTTGCCGCAGCAGCTGCAGCTGCCGTCGCTTATGCTGGCAAATTAGCCATCGATGGAGTTAAAGCTGCAATCGAAGATGAAGCCGCTCAAGCCCGATTAGCACAAGCTCTCAAAAGCGTAACTGGAGCAACCGAAGCACAGACCAAAGCCGTCGAAGACAATATCGCCAAAATGTCGCTGAGTTTCGGCGTTGCGGATGACAAATTGCGCCCGGCTTTCCAGCGCCTCGCAACCGCTACCGGATCATTAACTAAATCTCAAGAATTACTGCAATTAGCCCTTGATATAAGCGCGGCTACCGGAAAAGATGTTGAGTCGGTATCCAATGCTCTTGGGAAAGCCTATGAAGGTAACACAGCTTCTCTGACCCGACTTGGCATTGGATTATCCAGCGCAGAAATTAAATCGCTAGGCTTACAGGGCACAATGCAACAATTAGCCGACACATTTGGTGGCGCAGCCACTACCCAAGCCAATACTCTTGAAGGCCAAATAAACAGATTAAAGATTGGATTTGATGAAGCCAAGGAATCAGTCGGCGCGGCTTTACTTCCGGCAGTTACCGCATTTATTGACTACATAACAAACAAACTAATTCCGATGTTAATTGAAGCCAAAGATAAAGCGTTAGCGCCCATCAAACAAGCCTTTGAAGACAATCGAGAAGCTATTGAAGATTTGTGGCAATTTACAAAAGATTATCTTATTCCATTATTTGAATTCGCATTCGTCAACGCTATTGTCGGCGTAGGTAAAGCAGTTGGCACAATAGTAAACATAATTGGTAATGCAATCGAAAGTATCCAATCTTTCGTTGCCAGCGCAAAAGCAGCAATCAACAGTTTAATTGAGCTTTACAATCGCATTCCTCTTTTGCCAAATATAACAAGACGAGTAAGCGATACTGGCGGCGGTTTTGCTACTGGCCCGGGATTTGCAAACATTGCACCTCAAGGCGGTTTTGGCGCTATAACCGTATCAGCACCTTCAATGGGTTATCAACGATCAGACCAGCCAATTTACATAAATGTCAATGCTCCAAGCGCCATAGATGAAACTGGGTTTACAAGAGCCGTAATTGATGCACTAAATAACGTTGAGCGACGCTCTGGCGGTGGAGCGAGCCAGTTCGTAGGCTTGGCAGTATGACGCTTTGGAATCCTGAATATCGCGTCAAGGTAAACGGATCAACAGTCACTTCGGCAACCTTAGCCGGAATGACAATTACAAGCGGTCGCACCGATATATATGCCCAACCTCAAGCTGGCTATTGCAATCTCTCGTTACTTGAGACAAATGAGTCGGCAGTCAATTATGAAATCAACGATGCGGTAACAGTTGAAATCAAGAAAACCAATGGCAGTTACGTTTATTTATTCGGCGGTTTTATCACCGACGTAAACATCGAGGTAGCCACTAGCGGATCAACAGCTCTAAGCCAGCGAATCAATATCGTAGCCGTCGGCGCTCTTGCTCGATTAGCCCGGGCGGTATTTAATGGCAATATAGCCAGTGACACCGATGGCGACCAAATTTATGAAGTGCTATCCGGCGTTCTATTTGATACTTGGGCTGAAGTTCCAGCTGCAACAACTTGGGCAACTTATGACGCAACGACTACTTGGGCTAATGCGGAAAATAGTGGATTGGGTGAAATCGACCAACCCGGCGACTATGACCTTGATTCTCAAAACGGAGTGCTTAATAATGTCTATGCGGTAGTTAGTCAATTAGCCATTTCCGGGCTTGGTTATATTTATGAAGACTCACAAGGTCGCATTGGCTATGCCGACTCGACTCATCGATCCGAATACCTAGCCGCTAATGGCTACGTTGACTTGGATGGCAATCAAGCAATCGGCCCAGGTCTAAATATTGTCAAACGAGCTGGCGACGTTCGAAACTCAATCACTATCACTTACACGAGCTCCGGCAATTCGTCCTATACGGCATCCGACGCAACTTCTATCGGTGATTATGGGCAATTGGCTGCCACAGTCGCAACGACCCTAAAGAACGCAGCTGACGCAACTAGCCAAGCCAACTTCTATCTCGCCCTTCGAGCATATCCCCAATATCAAATGAGCCGGATAACTTTTGAAATAGGTAGCCCAGAGTTGGACGATGCAGACCGAGATTCGTTGCTTCAGGTATTTATGGGCTTGCCACTCAATATCCAAAACCTGCCATCCAATATGGTTAATGGCGAATTTCAAGGATTCGTCGAAGGATGGACTTGGCGAGCTGGATATAACCGCTTGACCCTAGAAATCAACGTTTCACCTATCGCATATTCACTCCAAGCCTTCCGCTGGAATAACGTCCCAGCAACAGAGACTTGGCAAACAATAAGCCCGACCTTGACTTGGCTCGACGCTACAATAGTCGCCTAAAGGAGAACAATGCCAACAACGAGTAATTTCGGGTGGACAACCCCAGCCGACACAGATTTAGTTAAAGATGGTGCAGCTGCAATCCGCACTCTTGGCAATGGAGTCGATGCCTCATTAGTCGATCTAAAAGGTGGAACGACTGGTCAGGTATTAAGTAAAGCATCAAATACTGATTTAGATTTCACTTGGACAACTGATGCAACTGGAATTCCTGCAACTATTGTTGATGCAAAAGGCGACATTATTGCAGCGACCGCAGCCGACACAGTTAGTCGTCTTGCCGTTGGCGCTAATGACACGGTTTTAACCGCCGATTCTTCAACCGCAACCGGACTTAAATGGGCAACTCCTTCAACCGGAGACAAACCAAATTTGGTGGCGCAAAGAAGTGGTAATTATATTAAGTGGCTTACTGCGGTAGCTTTAGGACAAGTAACCTTATCTGAAGATGTGACTTATTATTTGCCAATTTATTTACCAGGTTATGCCGTGGACAGAATTTCAATACAGTCTGGTTCTTCTCATAGCGGAACAAGTACAATTAGATTAGGTTTGTATAATGCAAGTTCAACAACAGGTCTACCGTCAACGGTTTATTTAGATGCAGGAACTGTTAGCGTATCGGCACAAAGCACAACTTACGAAATAACAATATCAAGCACTCCGCCCGCTGGATACTATTATTTTGCTATCAACGCTCAAACAATTACCGGATCTCCCGATGTTACATCAATTAGTAACGCGCTCAATGAAAAACCTTATCCTCCTCTTTTCAGTCCAGTAACTTCAACGTTGACTACGGATGCTTATAGTTACGGTTTTTCTCAATCAGGGGTAACGGGGGCATTTGCAACAGCAGGCACATTAACAAACTACACAGGCAAAATTCCTCTTGTGGGATTAAGGATTGCATAATGACAAAACAAATTAAAACGATTATTTTCGGAGAAGGCGGTTTTGATGAACTCAAACCGAATAACAATATAATTGAAACCGAGTATTATTCGACAGAAGAATTATTGATATTGAAAAGCAAACAAGATGCAGAAGCGCAACGCCAAGCCTTGTTAGACAAACTAGGCATAAATGCCGATGAAGCAAAATTATTGCTTGGCTAATGGCGAAACTTTGTAAAGCTGGCGTTCAATTAAGGGAGCAAATAGACGATGACTATCCGTCAAGGGATCGTCGCAGTGATGGCAGTTTTGCTGATAGTCGTCATCTTTCCAATTCTCCTAATTCGGATCATATTCCGGACGCTAGCGGAATCTGCCGAGCCATCGATATAGACAGCGATTTAAATGCCCATCCGGAAGAAGCACACACACTTGCCGACCAGATTAGACGATGCGCCAAGCGCGGAGATAAACGCATCAAATACGTCATCTATGACGGCCGAATCGCATCTTCAATCCTTAGATGGCGCTGGCGTAAAT